GTATGAAGCCGTATGGAAAGTACCTGTTCCTTCATTAAGAATAGAGGCCGAAGCTAAGCTTCCACTATCTGATCCCTGTATTACAATACTAGCGGATCCTCCATTTAATAAATCACCACTTAATTCTATTGTTTTTGTACCTGCACCTGAGGCAGTAATCATATATTCAGTAATAGGAGTAGAAGCAGTTATATTATAAGGGGTAATACCTCCTTGTAAGTTTGATATTACTAAAGAACTACTTTCACTACCACTATAATTTATAGAAGCTGTATAACTTAATATAGATGGGGACAATACATCAAAGTTATAACTATACGTTGCTGAATTAGCATCAAATATATTTAAGGTATAACTACCTGATGGGGTATTAATTGCTTCTATTGAATTAGTTACATATGTTCCTCCAGCACCATTCCAACTCCATGTTAAAGGTAATCTACCTCCGGATATTTCTTTATCTGATAATAATTCAATTTTACCATCTGATGCTAAAAATGAAGAATTATTAGTAGTTGTGTAACTTGCCGTTACATATTTTATTTTTTCAACAGTAGCTACTGATTCTGATGTACAGTTACCAGCATCTTTTAAAAAGATAGTATAGGGTCCTTGTGCTAAATTTGAAAATGTACTAGGTAATTCTACTGAGTTGGAAAATGAAGCGGATAATGATGCTGTTATAGGGGTTTCACCACTTGCGCTTAATATAATTTTTCCATCCGAACTTGCGTTGTAAGACACTTCTGATGTGAATATTTTTGCGTTTATTGGTTCAAAACTACTATCAAAAGAATGAGTATAAGTATTATTTACACCATCTGTTACTGTAAGTATTATTGATTTTGTAGGTAGTAAAGAGGCAGTTATAAGTGGTTGGTATAAATTAGTTACTGGTGTAGAACCTGTTAGTTCATCAGTAGCACTAAAAGAATAGCTATAAGGTGGTATTCCTTGATCTATTGAAAATGTTAAGGAAGAACTATTATTTGATCCAAAGCAAGATTGGGTTAAGGAATTTATACTAGCAGTTAAAGGTAGTTGTGTTAAAGTTAAAAATACAGATGCTGTATTACTTACTATATCTAAGTTATTTTTAACTGAATAGTCAATCTTATATTTTCCTGGGATTGATCCCGAAATATTAGGTGTAATTACTAAATCACCTGAGGCACTTACAGTTACATCAGGGAATGAAGCGGTAGGATCTGTTATTAATTGGATAGATGATGTATTTAATGTTAAACAATCATCAAAATCATTTTTTAAAATATTAATAACTTTAGATTCCTGGGTGTTAAGAAATATAGGGTAATCATTTCTAGCTACAGGGTTAGTTTCTACTATACATAAGTAATCAATATTTGTTATTACTGCTATACCATGTGAATAAAAAACATTACCTACATGTGTTCTGGAGCCCGTGTCCAAATAGCCATCGGTTAGATCATTATATCTATCTCCATTATATTTTATATTTAAATCTTCATAATCCCATAAGTTTCCTTCTCCATCATCTTGAATTAAGTATTGTGAACTAGATAGTTCAAAAGTTTTGGGTTGTATACCATTTCCATATACGTCTTGTGGGATAGTAAGTACTCTTAATTTAGCATTATTTTCTGCAAAAAATTTAGATTCATCATAAATAGCGGAACCACTATCATATAAAGTAAACGATGAAGTAAAAAATGGTAATGATCTTATAGGTGCATCCTTAAACGATCCTGATGCTATTGTGCTTTGTATGTAATTATCATAAGAAGAAGTACCAAAAAATATATTAGTATTTTTAGGGTATGCTAAGGCATCACTTGATTCTGTAGTGTAATTATGATAATATAAATGATTTATAGAATCAAAAATTAATCTTCTATAATTACCATCAACATCTTTATTATCATTTATTGCATCAAAGGGAAAAGTGTCTGTAGGGATATATTCTCCCGTATATACTTTTATACCAAAATCTTCATATGAAGAAGAAGGTATATCATACAACTTATTAGCTACATAAGGAGTAGTCTGTTGATCCTGCTGTTTTAATTTTTTGTAAGCAAAGCTCATTCATTAAAAATCTAGTTTCACTCTTACAAGAGCTTCTTTTGTAAAATCTTTAACTAATGGTTTTGAAAGTTTTGCGACTGATAGTAATTCGTTTGCATCATTGTATAATCCTATTGTAGTAATATAAGTTTGAGGATTATTAATTAAACTTGAGTATACAAATTCCCCACTACCACTTATCATAGATGGGTTAGTAGTGTAATTAAATTCTGAATTTCTTACTCTTACAAATATGTAGTCAGAAGTAATAGTTTCTTCTGAGTTTAATGAAAAGGTTTGGGCTAGCTTTACTGATTCAAATAATGCACTATTATTAGCTATTAGTGCTGTTTCCGTTAAATCGTCATTTATTGATAAACCAACTCCTCCTAATGAAGAAGATAAAGATAAAGCTCTAGGGTTTAATACTATTATTCCTACATCAGGTAAAAATTTACCATATGATCCAGAAGGTGTATGCCCTGCTGTAACTCCACCTGTTACTGCAGTTGTTACTGCACTACCATTTGTACCACTAACAATATCAAAAACTCTACCTGCATCAGAAAAAGTTGTTGTTGTTACGTCTTTTGAATTGTCTGTTAATTGAATTCTTGCAGCATCAGTTCCATCAGATCCTGAAAGGACTAGGTTAAAAGTGCCTGGGAATAATTTTTCTTTATAGCGTGCTCTATTAACATTTAATACGTAAATATCTCTTGAACTAGTATTATTGTTTCCAAAATTGAAATTTGTATTTTCATCACCATTAACTAAAGTTCTATATTGACCATAAGTTACTTTAGAAGGTGAACTACCAGTTACTAAATTATTAAATGGAGCCGATCCCGACCCCTCATTTTCTCCATAAGCAATTGAAAATTGCACTTCTGCATCTGATCTTAAAGAACTAGTTTGAAATACATCAAGAAAAAAGTTAAAAGATGATGTTGTAGAAGAAGTAAAGAATTGGTTAAGGATAGGGTTATTACCTGACCATAAAGTTGATGTTATTGAATCTGCACTAACTACAAAATCACTTGCGTTTAAACTTACAAAGCTCATAATTTATTTTTTACGTTGTTACTTTAGTTATATTTACAGGAATAGTTAATCTAGCTCCTGAATCTCTACCCGTTACTGTTAATAAGGTACTTAATGTTGTTCCAGTACCAAATAACGTATTAACAGTAGTTGCCGTTATATTAATAGTAGTACCTGCTATTGTTCTTGAAACATTAGTACCAATAGTAGAAGTAGCATTTAAATTTGCTACGTCTGGTGTGTTTATTCCTACTCCTTCAAATGTTGAAAATAATCTTGAATCTCCAATTGTTGCTGTATAACCTGATGATTCAAATGTTGTATCAGTTCCTAAATAATTTAGTGTTTGTGGACTGATAGATAGTGAAGCACCTTGTTTTAGTGTTATTGATGCAAAACCTAGTTCTAAAATAGGTAATTTGGCAGTACCTCTAGGTAAAGTTAAAAGTTTATATTTCATTACCTGAGTTTCATCAGGGAATGCTTCTATTACAGGCATATTTTCTAAAGCTTCTCCATAAAAAGCTGAGCCTGAAGGGTGGTTTGGATTATATAAAGTATAATCTATTTCATCATCTGCTAAAGAAAACTGTGTTATAGCAAATGAACCGTCATTTCTTGCAAGTAGTTCTCTACCCTTTTTAGTAAGAATAGCATCTACTGTGACTGATACATTGTTTAAATATCCCATAATCGTATTAAATGTTGTATATAAATATTATATTTTTAAAATTTATTTAAATTAAGTTTTGTGACTTAAGTTCCTTAACAATATTACCGGCTTGATTGGATAAACTCTCTGGAGCATCAGCAGGTAGTATTATACCAGGGGATGTTTTACCAGGTTGTTTAGGGAAATCTAACACAATATTAGTTTCATCTGGAACTTTTTTTAATATAACAAATCTTTTGATTTGTCTTGCATTTTCCGCATTTGCAGGTGTTGTAAAATCTTCACATGCTCTTGCAGGTATATCTTGATCAAATTCTATTGTAATTCTTCTAGTATTAGTAACTTCGTCCCTTAAAATAGTATTTACTTTTTTTACCTGTCTTTCAAACTCTCTAGGAAATTCTCCACTACCTGAACCTGCTACACCTCCTTTTACATCTACAAATCTAAATAAATCACCTCTACTTATATTAAAAACTTCATCAACCACACCATAACTATCAGATCCACTTTCATATACGGAAGCCGTTTGAATAAAGTTATTAAAGAAAAAGGACATTGATACTGAAGCTGTTAGTATATTAAATGACCCTGTATTATTTCTTAAAAAGAAAGCATTACCGTTACTAGCATCACCACTATCACTTATACTACCTGTTATATTTACTACAGGTTCTGATGGGTAATAGTAAGTATATTCTGGAATAGAATATTTTATTGATTGAAGACCAATGTTTACAGATGCACTTTTTATTTGTGGGTTATTAAATGAAGTTTCAAAATAACCACCTAAAGCTGAATTTGAGCCTTCTAATATAGATTCTACCGTGTCAGTATTTTTAGGCATTTCTACAGAATTAGATACATAATAAACTGCTTTTAGTAAGGCAAAAGTTCCTAAATCTACTGAAGAAGTAGATAAAGGTTGTATTCCATTAAAAGGATTAAATTTTATATCATCTATAGAAGCAGATGTGTTTTTAGGGATTTTTACCTCTAATTCAAATTGTCCTTCTATATTAGCTACCAATTCATTATCCCACCAAACAGTATCTCTATTTACAGGAGTATTTCTAGTTAGTTTTAAAGCTGGGGTTCCTGCTACTGATACAAAATTACTTCCACTGCTAATAATGATATTACCTAATTCAAAATTACCTAATTCTAAAAATCTACCTCCTAAACTTAATGGAACAGGTAATAAATCATTACTATCCTCATTAATTATAGGATTATTACTAATATCATATATTAAAGTAGAGCTACCTGTTGGGTTTTGTAAGGTAGGAGAATATTTAAATCCACCTGCATATACAGGTTTTAAACCGTCTAAATATTTTTGGTCTGAAAATTCTTGGTTATTATCTAATGATATATCAACTTCTTTTTCTTGGTTGAATATCGTTTGTAATTCAAATATAAATTCATTAGCCCTTGTTAATTCAGTAACATTAGAGTTTCCATCAATTAAATATTTTACATATACATTTGATCTATTAGGTAAAGCTGAGCCTGTTTCTATAATTTCTTCAAAGTAAGCAAATTTAAGTGAATTTAAATCTATAGCCGCTGTTGAACCAAATGATTCATCACCTATTGTGTATGTGTTATATTTTTGTGATATTGTTTTAGATCCTAAATACCTTGGTTTAATATTTCTTAATAGTGTATAATTACTATTTTGTACCTCAGCATCTAAAAATCCAGAATTTTGTTCAGTAATTAAACCTAAAGATCTACTAACTACTAGGTTAAAATTAGTAGGTACAATTTGGTTTTTAGCATAATCTAAATCTAGGAAATTATTTGATTTTCTGGATTCTGAAATGTTATTTAATGTTGGGTTTAGTGGTATAAGAGAAAATGATACAGAAGTTTCAGATGTAGTATCAGTTCTAAAGAAACTTTTTTCAGTTACTACACTAGAAGTAGGTGCATTATAAGCTGTAAATTCACTACCACTATACTCTCCTGTGAATGTTTCTCTATTATCATTTCTTATTACTACTACATTTGATGCAGATATTTGATTACTACCTGAAAATAAAGGAACTGATTCTGTATAAGATGTATTTAAATTTACATTAAAGGCATTAGAACCTGTAATAGAAGGAACTATAAGTGAACCACTATAATCTACATAAGTAAAGTTTGGTTCAAATCTTTGTGTTTTAGATCTTTCTAATAGGTGGGGTTTTATTAAAAACCCTGTTGATAGCTCTGCCTTAGCAGGTACAAAATCTTCTACCATTTTAAATAGTGAACTATCAAAACGTGATAATAAATTTAGTACATCTTTAATATTTTGTTTTCTAAAATACTTTTCAAAATAAAAATCTTTTACTAAATCTAGTCCTTTATATGAAGATGATAAAGCTAATTTAGGGTCTCCTATATATTCATCAATATTAAAATATCCTAATTGTTCTGTAATATCTCTATTTATACTATCTTGAGGTGAAATTGCTATTTCAATATCATTAGTATCTAAAGTAAATCTGTTATCTGGATAGTGTTGTGTGGATATATAAGGGCTTAATACAGATCCAGATATAGTTTCCGTTTCTATAATTCTTATTTTATCATCTATATAATTATAAGCTCCTAAATTAGGTGATTCTATTAAAGAATAGTATTCAACAGGAGTATAACTACTAGTAGTAAAAGTTTCTATTACTCCAAATCCTACAGTTGAAGAACCTGTTCCTAAAATACCTGAACCTGTTGGTATTACTGATCCTGTAATCGAAGGATGTACTGATGTTATTATATTTCTTCCATCTGAGCCTGATATGTTTAGGTCATTACCTAATGGTAATCTATAAACTAAATCTAAACGTGATGAAGTAACTTGATTTGATCTAATAGATCTAGGATCTAGAACATGTTGATCAAATGCTGAGCTGCTTAATACTGTTGACCATAATCTAAATTCTTGGAAGAAACCATCAAATTTAGTATTGCCTTGAGCTAAAACATTATTACTTCCAGTACCTCCTAAATATCCATATAAATCACTATTACCTGAAACAAAGTGGAAATCGTTCCAAGATCCATTATAAGAAGCTGAACTGGACCCATCTATAGATAGACTTTCCGAAGCTGCATATTTTATATAATTCCCATCCTTCCCATTATAGTCTGTACTTTTAACTGTTAAAGTATATTGATTATCCGAACCTGTATTTGGTAAGGCAATACTACCCGTTTCTCTATTAAGTTTAACACTCCACCAACTACCAGAGAAAAATGGGAAATATATAGGGTTAGTTTTTGCATACCCCTGAGATCCAGATAAGAAAAATCTTAATTCTCCATAAGTTGAATATATAGCATTAGTTATAGGACTGTCATAATTTGCGTTTGATGCTGAAGGGTATAATAATTGAATTCCAAATTGTGTATTACTTCCACTATTTACTTGGAATAAAGATTGAGAATAATATGATGAGGATGGTATTCCTTTTGTCTTAAATCTAAATTCTAAAGTATCAGGAGTAGCACTTGGAGATTTAGGACCATCCCAAACACCCTCTATAATATTCCAATCAATATCCGTTGAGTTCCATATATCCGTTAAATTACTAATAAATGGTAACCATGGTACTCTAACTACACTTGAAGATATAGAGGATAATGATTCGGATGGGTTGGTGTTTAATCCGTAAGCAAATTTATTAACAAATTGATTTACTGTTATAATATCTTTTTGATCACCACCAAACTCATTAACTTTTAAAATTGTTTCTGGTATACCAAAACAATTAAGTAATGCTCTTAATCCATTTAAAGTACCTTTTGTTTTTAAAAGATATGGCAAATTATGATATAATCTTTTATAAACTTCTTTATTTAAGTTATTAAATGTATTAACATCATTGGAAGCAGATACATAATTTTCTACTCTTAATGAACCCGTAGAAGGGGATAAAGATCCAGATGTTGTTATTCCTAATAAAGTTTCAAATAAATCTTGATTAGTTCTATTTGAACTATATAATTTTACTCCTAATGATCTTAGAGCATCAGCAACTAAATCTTTTGAAATACCATGATCTACTCTATTGTCTGCATCTTTTAAATCTCCTATTGCTTTTGTATAAGTCCATAAAGTATCAAAATGTTGACCTAACATTGCACCTAACAATTCCAAACTTGCATTTTGGGGATCATCTGCTATATAAGCAGGCATATTATTCCAAATATAATTTTTATTTAAATTATCATATAAAGATGCTGATAAAATTTGTCCTCCATAGTATGAACTATCTTCATTCTCCGAACCATACCATACCGAAGCAGATTCTGAGGTTACACCATAATTGTTATATGGTATAGTGTTGTTGGATTTGGGCCATGATTTGGATCCAGATTCAAAATAAAGAAAATATTCATAACCATCAAAATTTTCTATTAATCCATCAATGTTTTGTTGAATAGTTGATTTGGATGAAGAAATATAAGATGTATCAGTTAATGAAGGTATATTAGTTAATGAATTTAAATCACTTTGATAACTTTGAATTTGAGTAAGTTTAGATTTAAAATTACTTAATCTTTGATACCCTGATGAAAAGTGTACAAAGTTTTCATATTCTGTATAGTCTATGTTTATATCTACACTTTTTTCTTCTAGTATAGATTTAATTTGTTGGATTGAAGAAGTAAGACTTGAATCAAATAATTGACTTGCATTAAAATACTGTGTTTGTATATTTGAATTTTGAACTATTTCAACATTAGTATTAGGACCTCTTAAATATTCTACTTCATCTTCTATTTCCTCTGGGATAAATTCAATGTTAACTTCAAAAGATAAAGGTTCAGATATTGGCTCAGAAAACCATAATGTATCTTTTACTTGATAATTATCTGGTAAAGGTTCATATAATTTTATATATAATGTTGGTTCTGTATCTAATTCAGTATCTAATAAAGTATTTACTCCAATAAAAGTATTATTATCTCCAAAATTAATTAAAAAATCAGAGTAAAAACTTTTTGAATTTTTAGATACTAAATAGTTGTAGTACGAAGTACTTAAAGCATTATAAGAAATATTGTTAGTAGTAACTTGAATTTCAGTTCTAGTTGCAGATATTTCTTTTATAAAAAACCTATTATCTACATTACTTAAAAATATGTTTCTATAGGGAAAATAGGATGTAGTGTATCTCCCATAATTAAACCCTGCTGTTTTTACATCTTGTTCGGGATCTAGAAAAAAATTAGTAAATAAACTACTACTACTTTCTGTTAATTGAGTATTATAATTTTTAAAATCATAGTTAGAAGAAACTCTCTCCCCAAAACCATTATAGATATGTAATTCTATAACATCCTGAGGTGCTCCAAACTCTCTACTAATTGTTGATTTATTTAGTAGGGATGAATCCTGTGGGGTATAATCCTGTGAGCTAAAATCATTAATTGATTCCTCTACTGTAATTTGATCCATTATTAAGTATTAGTTGATAAATTAACTATTTCTTGTTGTGATTCTAATAATCTAATCCTTAAATCATTTATTTCGTCTAGTAAAGCTTGAATTTCAGGGCCTTGAGTAGTTAAACCTACATAAGAGGAACTTCTATTAACCATAGATTCATGTGAACTTATAGAACCCTTTTTAGGTATTTGATAAAATAACCTATCATATTCTTCAAAAAATTGTTCAACAGACATAGGAGTTTCTATTTGTTCAACTGGTTCAACTGAAACCAATTCTGAAAACTCAGTATCTACTATTGTGGGGTAAGTTACCTTACCATATATTTGTTTTTCTAAATTTACTTGTCTTCTTGCCATTATCTAACTACTTTAAAATAATTTCCTTTATCTTCAATTATAAGAGTTTCATTATTAACAATAGTTTTAACCATTAATTGATAATATCTTTCGGGCTCTAATCCATTCATATGAACTGTAAAAAAGTTACTACCACTATCAGCACTTATTTTTGTATATGAAGTATCAAAATCTATTACCATTTGGTCTGTTTTAATATCTTTTAACCCCCAATATGAAGAAGAAGTTAATACCTTTGCATTTAAATAGACTGAACTTGATTGAAAAGCTCTCGCAGGAAACTTATCTCTTACCTTAACTCTAAATTTATATACTCCACTATCTTCAAATTCTTGTTTTAAGTTAGTAAATCCAATTACAAAATCACTGGATGTTACTGGTGTTAAAGGAGTATCATATAAAGCATCATTCCATTTAAATTCTAATTCTGGTGGGTATATTGTATGGGTATCCATAGAAAAATATTGTTTTTCAACATATTCGTCTACAAATTCATTTTCATCACCTAATTTTAAAATAAACCCATCATTTGAAAAGCTAGCTGCAGTCCATAGTTTTACTGCATTTGTTACATTTAAAGAAATATCTTTATCACTAGTATAAGTAAATGATTGTGATGCTTCGGGGTTTACAGTAGTTGAACCTGTATACCAATTTCCTCCACCTACTGCCGAACCGTATGATGCAGTTACAAAATTAGTAAAAGCACTAGCTGTCCAAGCATTTGAACCTGATGCTCCTCTAAATCCCCAACTACAACCATCTTCTGTTTTTGGTACATCACTAGTTCTTCCAGTTCCCATGTCCCAAGCCCCAGAAATAGGATAAGCATATATTTCATATTCTAATGGAGCATTTTCAGCATTTGCTAAATATAATTTTAAATTAGCTTGATAATTGGAAGAACCTATTGTATTATCAACTATATCATCAATAGTACTTTGTTTAAATTGTACTAAAGAACGAGCTACAGCAGGTAAATCTCCTGCCGCTGATGAGTTTATATTAATACCATTATAGTTAGAAATATCTAATATCTCATCTCTACCAGTATTTTGAGCTGGGTATTGTGATAAGATAGTAGTATCTTTTTCGGAAAATAATTTATATACTGCCATTTTTAATTTGTTACTATTCTTCCTTGTATATCAGTATTTGGAAATTTTAATTCAAATATTGAGGGATCTAATGAAGGATATAATATATCATTTATTGTAGCCCCTTTTATGTCATAAGCATACTCTGAATATCCATTTTCTACACCTATTTTATTAACAAGTTCTAATTTTTTTACAGTTTGAACACCATCTACACCATCAATTAAATTTTTAACATTATTTAAAAGTATAGGTTGATTAATTTGATAATTATCAGTATTAAAATAGTCTGTTAATTGAGTAATTACATTATTTAAAACTACTGTTCCATTATAGTTAGGTAATAATATAATTTCAAAATTTACACCTATGTTAATTATAAAAGCATCTCTTATATTAATACCATCCGTTACCAATCTATATTCTGATATATATGTTTTTAAATTTTGTTTTATAGCAGGGTTAGCTGTAGTTAGGTTTCCATTACTATCTTTAGATAAAATGTGTAAACTTAAAGCGTTATCATTTTTTTCATCATATACGGGTAGTTTTACAGCTAAAACATCATTTTCTTTAGTTACAAATGCTTTTGAAATCACTCCAAATTTTGAGGGTAATGATAAAGATCTTATAATATAGTCCTCCTTAGTAACTGTTCTTAATTGAGTAGAATATTGTGATAATATATTTTCTCTTAAATCTTGGTTGGTATCTCCATCTCCTCCTCCATTTGCAGGTGAAGGATTATTAAATGCTAAAGAATCTTGTACTGTAGATTTTAAAGTTGAATCTAAAGTTGCTCCAAAAAATGTAATATTATTGCTAGCTACTAAACTAAGTGTATTAGCAGCTATATTTGAATCAGCTCCCCCTCCAACTAAATATTGAACTGTTATAGTAGTATTAGATGGGGCTACACCATAAGTTTTAGTGTATAAGAAATTTGAAGCATCAAAAGCAGTTGTTAATTTATCTATACCATAAGGTAAACCTAACCCTATATTATCAGGATTTGGAACAATAACTTCATCTGCTCCTGATGAAATTCCGGAACCAAATTGTAATTGGAGCGTATCATTACTTTTAAATCTTTTTACAAATCTTCTAGGAGCCTTTTTAATTTTTAATAAAAAAGGAGTAGTATCATTATATTGTGAAAGATTAGGGTCATTTTGAGCAATATTTCTTTGAGCCTCAAAAACAGTTTCTTGTGCTAAAAAAGGTACTTCTGTATATGGGTTTCCATCTGAATCAGTAACTGATATTATTTCTTCTATATTAGTATCAGAAATTTCTACAGTAGGAAATTTTTGTGGGGATCCAAAAGTAAAAGTTGTATTTCTAACCTGTCCCGATACTGCTTTAGTAATTTTTTTTAATAAATAAAAATTTGGATTATTATCCGAATCTAAAGAATATACAGATATATCAGTAGGGTTTCCACTTCCTGATACTGAAAAATCTATTTTATCCTCTATGTAAAAAAATTGTCCTGTGCTATTTGATGATTGTAATTGCGTACCTTCACTTAATATCATTGAGTAATTAAAATCAGGTGAAGATGTTCCTCCTGACAGAGTGGAAGGTACTAATTGGAATACTTCTACATCCACTGTTGATGCATTAGTAACTTGTGGTTCATATCCACTACTATAAGCTAAATTTAATAAGTTTTTTCTTTGTTTAGCATATTGTACAAAATTTTCTTGAACCTGATTGTCTATATAAAAAGAAAGAACATCACCTACATATGAGGCCATTTCTATTAACATTAATCCAGGTGAATTTTCATCAAAATCATTATAGGTATTAGGATAATAGGTCTTACTAAAATCAATTAGTTTTTCTTTGAATGAATCAAAATCTTTATTTAAATATTGTATTTCTTTAGACTCCGGCATTGTTTATATTAATTTCAAGTTGATCTCCAATATTTGTATTTAATATAGAATAATCAAGGATTATATTTACTGTGTTGCTTTCTTGTAATAAATTTATTTGTAAATTATTGATTACTACTTGTTGAAAATAAGTATTAATTCCACTAATAATTATTTCTTCTATATCGTCAACTAAATCATCCGTCAACGGGTTAAACATTAGTTCTCTTAACCCAGAACCAAAAGCGGGGTTCATAACTCTCTCTTTTTTTCCTGTTAATAGGAAATTAATTAAATTAGCCTTTATAGCATCTCTAGAAGTAAAAGTAGTATTTAAACCTGTAGTACCATCAAAAGGGATATTTATTCCAATCCCAGTACTAGGTTTTAAATCCAATACATCTACATTTCTAACTATATATGACATTATATTTTACCTTTTTCTTTTAAATTACCCATTATCCCTGAAAAATCCGGTACAGCATCAATTGATACCTGGTTTATATCTGAGGTTTTTTGGTTAGCTACCATTGCATCTACAGAATCTACTACTTTAGTAGGTGTACCGGGCATTCCTCCTTGGAATCCAACAGCATCTTGTGATGACATTCCACCATTAAGATTTCTCCAACCACCTTCAGCATGGGTTTGATTTAAAACATCTGCTAAAGCTCCAACCCCCTCAAATAAAGGTTTACCTATTTCTTGAGGTTTTGGTTGTTCTTCAATTAATTCAGATAACGGATTTTTTGTTAATTTTTTTTCTACAACCGGTTTCTGAATAACTTTCGTTTCAGTAATAGGTGTTTGCATAATTAAAGATAGTTCTTCTTTAATTACTCCTCTTACTTCTTCTCTAATAATTTTTCTAAAAACATCTAATTTCATACCAATAAATATTATTTTTGTTAGGAGTTAAATCCTGTTCTTTTTTTAACTATTATATTACCATCGTCTTCTATTTCAAATCTATAATTATCTCTTACTTCATCAATTTGAACACCATATTCTACCTCAGTTTCTGTATATCCAGAATTAAGTAATAACTTACTCCAACTTTTAAGTTCTTCTTTTAAAATTTTATCAAAATATTTTTCAAAGTCAGATTGGTCACCTCCAGAAGCAAGTACTAACTGTTCAAAGTCCGTTTCCGCTCTTCCTTTTAATCCTCCATACCAATTTTGAGTTTTTTTACTAACTTCTTCTATTTTATCAGCATTTGGATCCATACTAGATAAAATGTTTTGGCTTGATTTTTGAATTTTTTCCTCAGTAGTTAAATCATTTCCATTAGGAATTCTTTGTAATTGTGATAATTGTAATTTATCTAATCTATCTATTCTGGCTACTGTTTGGCTTACTTTTTTAAGACCAGGGTTTTCATCTATAAATTCAGCAAGTGCATTTTGAACTAATGGGTTTACATCAATTTTTTCTCTATTAGAACCACCATTATTAACTAAATTACTTGAAGGTGAATTTACTTTAGGTTCAAATGGTTTATTTCCAGTTCTAGTTTGTAATT